CGCGCCGCCAAGCTCGGTTGGTGCGAGCTTGCCGAACTGCCGCCGCGCAATTCCACGCGACGCACGCTACACGCCTCGCCGCGTAGCATGTGGAAGAGTCTGATTTACGAGGGTCCAAGGTAATGTTGCGGGTTGCCAATCTGATCTCCGCGTTGGTTGCTTGCCTAGGCCGCCGTCGACGTTTACGCCGCCGCTGGTTGATGCCGCCGAGCTATGGGATGAAGAAATATTGGTAAGGTTGGCGTAATGGTTCAGCAGTCAGCAGGATTTAAGGTAAACAAGGGAGCCGCCGCCTTGGAGCTTGTGGGCAAACGGCGGCGACTCCAAAGGGCGTCTTTACGACGCCTTCCTAGGCGAAGCGGTTGGCGCCGCTTCGCCCTCTTTCGGCTCTTTGGGCGGCCCGTTGGGTGCTGAGAGGGCCTTAACGATGGTTGCGCCAATCTCGGCACCAAGTAGCGTCGCGAGTGCGCGCAAGACTGCGGGGTTTTTGGTCTTCTCGATCTTTGTCAGAACGGAAGCCTGCGCTCTGATCGAAGCGAGTGCATTGGTCACGTGGCCCTGCGCAACCTTGGATACGACGACAGAAACCTCCTCGTTGTAGGTTTCCTCGCCCATTTGCAGCGACGCGCTGGTGATGCCCTCGAACGTCCGCTCGATCTTGAGCGGCGCTCGAATGGCGACGTGCTGAATGCTCTGTTTGTTGTTACCGTTAGTGGTCGTCTCAGGCATGGTAGACTCCCTTGGTTGACTTTGGCGGGGACGGTAGCAAGACTTTATGATTAGCCTTGGGATAACTGGCGCGAGCGCAGTTCCCTACATATCGCATGCGAAAATAATCCTTGCGACTGCGTCGTGTGTACCGCAATACAAGCTTTTCAGCGTATTGGAGCCTAGTTGCCAACGCCGCCAATGCGCGTGACCATCGAACGTATCGATCGTCAGGTGGTGTCCACGAAGCTGTACTCAAAAAACGGCCAAGAACGCCACAATAGCCGTAATGCTTTATGAGATTGCTTCTTACGTCGTCGTGTAACCGCTTAGTATTCCAGTACAGATGATGAAATCGAATTTGTTTCGTAATCGTTGAGTTAAGCTTTGGTCCCTTAGGATTACCACTGGTTCCTGGTTTAAATGGCATAAACACCTCCCTGTCTTAGGGCTTTATCGAACAGCGGTTTCGGTCCAATGTCAACGTCGCGTGGATTGCTATTGCACTGCTATTGCACTGGTAGTTTTTGGAACTATCTAGCTTTATCAACATAATGTGGACATGGTTGCGTGATTCCGTTGCGGGATGGATATCATCACGCGCAAGGAAGCGAAGGCGCGCAGGCTGAAACATTACTTTACGGGGAAAGCTTGTAGGTACGGGCACGTAGCCAAGCGGCAAGTTACTAACGGTTGCTGCCTGAAATGTGCGCGGCGAAAGTCAGCGTATTTTTACTACAGACGCAAACGCCGAAAGCGCTCGCGATACTATTTTTCAGATAAACCGTGTAAGCGCGGTCATTTCGCAAAGCGTTATTATCTCAATGGGGACTGTCAGGCATGTAGATCGGCAGTCAGAAAACAATGGCGCGAAAGAAATCGTGCGCGCGTTGTAAAGCAGGGAAGGCGTTGGAGAAAAAACAATCTTGAGAGATCGCGTTATTTAGAAAATGCGTGGCGCCGTAAGCATCCGGAATATGCTATCAAATGGAGACAGAACAACCCGGCGGCGATACGAGATATTAAGAACCGTCGTCGTGCGCGACGGATCGGCGCTAAAGGTCGTTACACAACTGCGGATATTCGCAAGATTTTCAATCGCCAACGTGGAAAGTGTATCTATTGCAGTAGCGTGTTGAAGCGCGATTTTCACAGGGATCATAAGACGCCGCTTACACGTGGCGGTACAAATTGGCCGTCAAACATTCAATTGCTTTGCCGCAAATGCAACGTCAAAAAAGCTCGTTGGACCCATCGAGAATATCTAGAAATATTAGCGAGGCGTGATGGTTCAACAATCCGCAGGCTATGACGTCGCCGCCGCAATGGATCGCAGCGACAGGGCGCGAATGCGCGCTCTGCGGGCGAATGAAGAACAGTTAGCAATTGATAAGTCGCAGTCTCCGATCCCTGAGGCAGATATTGGGGATGAGGATCATGCGCAATTTTTGCCCGTGCGCACGCTAAGGACTCAATATATTGATTTTCAGCAAACCAAAATTGAGGAATACTCTGAGCAGAAACAAGCGCGGCAGATGTATCACGGTAGCCAGTGGACACCGGAACAGATTGCTTTACTACGCCGCCGCCGCCAGCCGCCGATGACGTGGAATCGAATTGCGCGCAAGATCGCTGGTATTGTCGGATTGGTCGAGCGCTATCGCACAGACCCTAAAGCTTTACCGCGGACGCCGAAGGCGGAAGCCGGCGCTGAAATTGCCACGCAGGCGATCCGCTATGTCTGTGATCGCAATGAGTTTAAAAACACCGATCCGTGGTGTTTAATGCAAGCCGCCATCGATGGTATAGCCGGGGTACAGCTTGTGCTCACGCAAGGCGATACCGGCGATCCGGATATTGCGTTGCCGTGGGTGATTGGCGACGAATATTTTTATGATCCTAAATCCTATCGGGCGGATTTTGGCGATGTGCGGTACGAAGGAATCGCAAAATGGTTAGATGTAGATGCGGCGATTGAGCTTTTTCCCGATAAGGAAGAATTACTACGTGGCTTGATCGAAGGCGACAGCGATTTGACCACACAGGCCGATCGCGAATACCGCTGGGTGATCACGGCGACTAAGCGTGTGCGTTTGGTCGAGCATTGGTATGCTCGACGAGGAAGCTGGAATTGGGCCTTCTACATTTCAACGACTCTGCTCGATCAGGGATTGTCGCCGTTTTACGATGAAAGAGGCAAGCGTTGCTCGTCGTTCAAGATGTTTTCGGCCGCGGTCGATCACGACGGCGATCGCTACGGCTTTGTGAGAAATCTCAAAGGTCCGCAGGATATGCTGAATCTCGGCAAATCGCGGACCTTGCACATTGCTAATTCTCGAAGATTAATTATGGAAAAAGGCGCTGTGGACGACGTCGAGCGCGCGCGCACGGAATGGGCGCGCGCCGACGGCGTGGTCGAGCGCAATCCCGGCAAGGATATCAAGCCGGACGATACGCGTATGGAGCTAACGGCGTATCAGCAGTTCACCCAAGACGCGATCCAAGAAATCGATCAATTTGCGAACGCCAACGTGCTTTCCGCGCTCAGCGGGCAGGCAAACGTGGCGAATATCTCAGGCCGTGCGGTCGAGCTTCTTCGCCAGCCGGGCATGGCCGAGCTAGGCCCGTTTATTCTGGCGTACCGGGCGTGGAAGCTGCAACTCTACAAAGCAATCTGGAACGCGGTGCAGCGGCATTGGACGGCCGAGCGCTGGCTACGCGTGACCAACTCGCAAGGCTTGGCGCAATTCATTCAGCTCAACGGCTTGGGCATGGACAACTTTGGAAGACCGGCGATCATCAACGCGGTCGGCGCCGTAGACGTGGATATTGTGCTTGAAGAAGGACCGGATATCGGCTCGCTGATGCAGGAAACGTACGATGCGCTGAAGGGCTATCCGCCCGGTACGTTCCCGCCGCAAGTGCTGATTGAAATGAGCGCGCTCCCGCGCAGCGAAAAAGATCGCATTATCGGTTTGCTAACGCCGAAGCCGCAGCAACCCGATCCGATGCAAGAAATCGTCAAGCGCTTGCAGCTGGAGAGCGCCGCGGCGCAACTGGCGCAGCAAGGCGCCAACGTGCGCAAGACGCATGCGCAAGCCGAGCAATCGCTGGCGACTGCGGACGAAAAGCGCGCCAGCGTCGGGCTTGCGGGCGCCGACGATCGGCAGGCGGCGCAGGAATTCTCTCGCGATACCTTGATGCAAGCGCTAGAGCTAGATCGCAAGATGCGTGCCGACGCAGCGCAGCAAGAAACCATGCGCGCGCAGATGGCGATGCGTGCGCAGCCGGGCGCTGCACCGGGCGCACCCGGCGGTCCGGTCGCTCCGGGTCCACCGCGACCAACACCTTGATTTTCATTGCGGCGGTTTGCCATTCCGCCGTAAGCGGCGTCGTCGTCCTTCCCTCACCTCCCCCCACGACCCCAGGGTCGGCGACGCCGCAGCCTTAACGCACTTTCATTCTTGCCACGAGGCCACATCATGAAACGTCGCTTTGCGCTTTTGGCGCCGCTCTTTGCGTTCGCGTTGCTTTGCGCACCGTCGCGCGTGGTAGCGCAGAACAATTGGCCAACGCCCGGCGGGGCCGGGGCCGGCGGTGCGGTGATCATGTGTCTGAATGCCAGTGGTCAGGCGATTCCGGCGACGGCGGCGGGCACGTGCCTTGGTGCGGGCGGGGCGACGACCGCCGATCCGTGCTCGGGTGCGAAGAGCTTTGCCACAATCAGCCAGACTACGAGCACGCAGGTGATCACCGGCACGGCGGCAAAGAAGACTTATGTCTGCTCGTATTTTTGGAGTGGTGCCGACGCTGAAAATATTTCGTTAGTCGAGGGTACGGGCTCGGTGTGTGCTACCAACATCTATGCGCTGGTTGGCAGTACGACGGCGGGCGCCGGTAATAATTTCACGGCGGGTTCTGGCGTCGCGCAGGGCAACGGCGGCGGCACGGTGGCGTTTGGTTCGGCGGACGCCAATGCGACCGCGGCGAATGTTTGTTTGTTGCAGAGCGGTAGCGGCCGGGTGGCCGGAGTTATTGGCTATGTTCAGCAATAGGGGTGTAGCATGAAAAAGCTTCTGGCGCTTTTCGCTTTCCTGCTTTGTTTATGGCCAGTTGCACCGGCGCAGGCAGTGTGTGGCAGTGGTTCCAGCACGTGTTATTGGAATCCGTATGCGGTGACCGGGGCGGTGTCCGGCACTGCCGGTGTTTGTCGGTTGACGATTTCGCCGGCTATTGTTGGTTCCGGTTTGGTGGCAGGAAATGCCATCAATGTGACCAGCATAACTGGAACGGCGGGGACGGCCTGCAATGTCGCTACCACGATCAGCACTGTGGTCGATACAACTCATATTGAGTTGGCCGGGACGACCTTCAGCGGGAGTTATACCAGTGGCGGCTGTGTCGCTGGTGGCCAGTGGACTTCAACCAATACAGCCAATTGGGCGCTGTCATCGACGGCGACATGCGGTTCGGGGGCAGGCGTTGTGCCGAGCCAAGCCAGCAATGCCGATAAGATTCAATTCGATGCCAATTCGTTAGCCGGTACGGTTGTTGTTAGTGTTGGTGCGGCCAACAGCACTCTCACGATGTCTGATTTGACGACCAGTGCTTTTACTGGAACGCTGGATTTCAGCGTTAATAATAACAACGTGATTTTCAATGGTGGCACTGGCGGCGTTGGTTGGACTTCGACCGGTGCCAGCACCAAGTTGAAGCTTGGCAGCGGCACCTTTACTGATCAGATTGTCGCCGGTGGCACCTTTAATTTTGGCGGCTTTACGGCCGGTAATATGACGGCTGGGACTTCGACCTTAGTTAACACCGGGACGAATTGCTATGGCGGACTGTCCGCGAACGGTTTGACGCTGTATAACTACACAGCAAATTGCACTGGCGGTAACCTAGCGCTAACCGGAAGTTTCACGCTCAATACGCTGACCATCGGTCCCGGCAATTGCATTACGCAGGGGACCAGCGGCGGCGTCACCACCATAACCTCGCTGGTGTCGAATGGCACTTCGACGAGTGTCGCTTGTATTTATTCCGCCCATCAAAGTACGCAGCCGAGCATGAGTTCGGCCAGCAATCAGACGGTGAATTATATGTTTATCACCGGCTGGACCTTCACCGGCGGCGGCACGTGGACAGCGAATAATTCTTCAAGCGCGAGTCAGTATTCGGTTACTGGCATAACTTTTAATCCGCCGTCTGGCGGTGGTGGCAGCGTCGGTATAATCGGCGGCTAGAGGGGACTATTATGGAGAATCCGACCAAGCTATCGCAGATTAAGCCGTCGCCGAACGACGCTGCGTCCACGACACAATTTGTCGGCGTCGATAGCGGCAATGATTATTTGTACACGTTGTTGCAACTGTTCGGCGGTAAAGATTTTCTCTCGGCGACTGCCGACGATCAGCTACTCAGCGGCGGCTGGAACGTGGTGCCGGAAGTTTTGCCGACGCCGGCACTCAACGGCACACTCACGATCGATTGCGGCTTGGGAACACTGCAAACCGTCACTAATGCCGGCGCTTTCACGATTTCGCCGCCGAACATTGACGGTCAGACGATATTGCAGATCACTAACAGTGCCACTGCGGGTGTGGTGACAATGGGGATCGGCTTTACTGTCGGTACCAATGTCGGCAATGCGCTGACCACGAATCCCGGCGATATTTTTTCAATTCTGATTTGGCGCATCAACGGCGTGTCGCAATATTTTGTCATTGCCGCGCAGGGGCAGACGCCGTTTCTATCGACAACCTCCAATGATCAGCTACTCAGCGGCGGCTGGAACGTGGTGCCGGAAGCATTAACCACTGGCAGCATTACCGTGGATTGCGGCTTGGGACCGCTGCAATATATCACCAACAACGGCGCTTTTACCATCAACGCGCCGGCCACTGACGGTCAAGCGATTATCCAAATTACCAACGGCGCAACGCCGGGCGCGGTGACATTTAGTACCGGGTTTACTGTCGGCAATGACAAGGGCGATGCGCTGACGACGAATGTCGGCGATGTTTTCTCGGTCTTTGTCTGGCGTATCCACGGCGTGTCACAATATTACGTCGTCGCGGCACAAGGCGGCCCGACTGGCACTTTCCTGTCGGCAACCGTGGACGATCAAACGCTGAGCGGCGGCTGGAACGTGGTGCCGCAAGTCTTGAGCGCCGGCAACATTACGATCGATTGCGGCCTCGGCCCGTTGCAACGCATCGTCAATAACGGCGCCTTTACCATTACAGCGCCGGCCAATGATGGCGAAACGATCTTGCAGGTTACCAACAGCGCGACGGCGGGCCTGATCACTTTCAGCGGCTTCGGTGCCAATACCAATTACACCGGCGATCAGATTGATACGACGAATGGCAATATTTTTTCCATTCATATCTGGCGCGTTAACGGGGTTTCGCAGTATTTCGTCTTTGCCGCGCAACCGACTCCGGTGCCGCCATCGCATGGGTTGGCGGCAAATCTGAATAATCAAATACTCAGCGGCGGCTGGAACGTCGTTACCAATACGCTGACGACCGGTAGTTTTACGTTTAATTTCGGTTTGGGGCCGCTGCAACGGATCGTCAATAACGGCGCTTTTACGATTACGGCGCCGGCTAATGACGGTGAATCTGTCTTGCAGATCGTCAACGGACCAACCGCTGGGTTTGTGACGTTTGGTGTTGGCTTTACGGTCGGTATCAATACCGGCGATCCGCTTGATACGGTCAACGGTCACGTGTTTTCCGTCCATATTTGGCGGCTCAACGGCGTGTCGCAATATTACATCACGGCAGCGCAGGGCGGCGCCGTGATCGGTGGCGCGCTATCGGCAACGGCGACCGGTCAAACACTCAGCGGCGGCTGGAATACCGTCACCGACACGTTGGCCACCGGCAATGTGACCATCGATTTCGGCTTGGGGCCGCTGCAAAAGATTACCAACAACGGTGCTTTTACCATCACCGCGCCGGCCAACGACGGTCAGTGCGTATTGCAGATCGTCAACGGACCAACCGCTGGGTTTGTGACGTTTGGTGTTGGCTTTACGGTCGGCCTCAATAAAGGCGATCCGCTGACCACGACCAACGGCAATGTGTTCAGCGTCTATATCTGGCGCATCAACGGCGTGTCGCAATATTACATCGTGGCGGCGCAGGGCGGCGCCGCGGCCGGCGGCGTGGACACAACGACGTTTTTCTCCGCGGTTAGCAACGGCGTTTCCGGTGCGGTGGCGATCAACAATGCCAATCGCTGGTCAACATGGGTGAACGTGTTGGACTTTGGCGCTGATCCGACCGGCACCAATGACAGCACTACGGCGATCAACAATGCGATTGCCTATTCGGTAAGTTATGCCAATCCGGCTACCAGCAAGGTGGTTTATTTTCCGGCGGGTAGCTATCAGATCACCGCTCGACTGATCAACAATACGAGTTCTGCGGTTTCTCTCATTGGTGCAGGAATTTACAATACGACGATCACCAATTCAAATGCGCCTTTCCAGGGTTATTTGATTGATACGCCGACCACCGGGTCCAAAACGTGGGCGCGTATCGAAAACATGACGCTCCAGCAGTATTACACCGGCACCTTGGCCAACGGCTCCTATGACATATTGACCGGTTGCCTTCGCATTCAGAATTTGGCGGAAAATATGTGTGTCCGCAACGTTTTCTTCAATCTAAGCGGCAACGGCATCGGCATGTTCGGCACCGTCAATATGTTCGAAGTTGCCATCGACAACTGTCAGGCTCAAGGAACGGGTCGCAATACTTTTACTACCGGTGGAGGTCCGGTTGGCTTTTATGTCAATGGCTCCACGATGACGAATACCGCGGCGCTCGGCTTGTACGTTGGCATCTGGCAAGCCGGCTGGCATACGACGTGTATAGGTTGCCGCGCGGAAGCGAATCACATCGGCTTTCTGATGGGCGGCAGCATATCGGGAACGACGACTAACCAAGTTGCCGGCAACAGCATCACTAGTGGCACCACGGAAAAGAACGATATCGGCATGTACCTGAACATGACGACCGGCTCGGTGCAGGACATGGCGATCAGTGGCGTTCTCGGCTGTCAGACCAATCTGGTTTCGCCAGTGACGCCACCGTCCTATAACGCCGGTACCGGTTTGATCACCATCAATACTCCACAGCCTTTGGCGAATTTGGGCTGGACGGCAACATCGCCGGGACCGGGTGGTGCAACGAGCGGTACGGCGTGGATACAAACGCAATTCATTTGCTCGGTCAACAATCCGAACGGGACGCAGGCCGCCGGCTTTAATACTTATCCCACGCCCGTCATGGCGACATGGGCGAGCGCAACGAGTTTTACCTTCCCGGCACCCTACGGCGATCCCGGCACGGCGAATCTGCCCGGCAATCTCAATGCCGCTTGGATGTTCCCACCGACTGCGGCGATTATCGTGCCGACATGGAGTGGTCTTAGCCGAATATGCGGCGTGCAAGCTCAGGTTGGTGGTAACGGTCCTCTCAATTACGGTGGTGCCGGGATTAATATTTACGGTCAGTCCGGTGTTGTTGGCATGAACGGTGTCGGGTTGACCTTGGAGAATATTAACGCGGGCGTTTCAGGCTGGATCATGCCGGCGCCGAATATGAAAGGTACCGTTACCTATATCAATTGCGATCAGCCAACCGGCAGCGATCTTGACGTGCCTAATCCAAACAATGCGGCCGGGCACTACACGGGCGTGGCTGGCGGATTGATCTTCAACAGTCTGCCCGGCATTAATGAATCGTTCAGCGCCAACGGCGTGCCGCAAGAGGGCATGCAATACGATATTATCGACAGCCCGGTGGGCACGACGACACAGAGTGCAGCTTTTACCGGATCGCTGGCTTCGGGCATCCTCACAGTGACGGCCGTTAGCTCGGGCATGCTGAGCATCGATGACGTGCTGTTGGGCAGCGGCACAGCCGGCGTTTTGACGGCGGGCACTAAAATTAGATCGCAACTCACTGGTTCCTTTACCGGCAACACCAATACATCGACGTCGATCACTACTGCGGGGGCGACCATCCCGCCCAATGGCACTTATATCACTGGAACGGACATTCCGGCCGGCACCTATGTGGTGAGTTCAAGCGGCACCACGGTGACGATTTCCCAAGCGGCTACGGGCTCCCATACCGGCTTGACGTTCAGCTATAGCAACGGCCTCGTCGGTGGCATCGGCACGTACACGACCAACAGCACGCAAACGCTGGCGTCGCAGAACTTTACGGCGATCTACGACAATTACGGTGCGATTATTTCCGCGGGCGGTTCCAGCAATCATTGCCGCTTGCGTTGCGCCGCGCAACCTTACGCCTCGCTCGGTACCATCAGCGACGGCACCCACGACGTCGGCTTTAACGGCTCGATCGGTGCGACGATTCAGGGCAAGACGACGATCAGTTCAACGACGTTCACGGTTCTCAATATGCCGCTGACGGCCGCGATCAATGCCGGCGACACCATTACCGGTACGGGTATTCCCGGCAGCACGACGGTTACTGCTCCCGCAACGACGCTGGGCAGCGCCACGCTGCCGGTGACGCTGACCTTGTCGAACGCCGCGACCTCGACCGTGGTGGCCGGCACCTATCAAGTCTTGAGTAGCATCCTTTATGTTGCCAACTTTACCAACGGTTGGGGCAGCGGCACCATCGCCAACGGCTATCTGCTCGATATGTACTGGCTGACCTCGCCGGCGAATTTGCAGGCGCAACGGTCAATCAGTTCGCAAGTGTCAGGAACCACGGGCGGTGTCGGCACCTATCAACTTACCGGCGGTGCCGGAACGCAGATCAATCTTGGTTTCTTTTTCGCCGGGCTCGGCTCTGCCGGCACCGTGCTGACGCCGCACGGTACGACGTCGGGCGCGTTCCAAGTCGGTGTGCCGTTCCGCACCAACAACACCAATGGTTGGACGGTTACTAGTGCCGGAACTGGAAGTCAGTGGAATCTCTCTGGCGGGTCGCGTTATCAGGGACCGCAAGCAATCAATGGCGCGTTATGGACGATTTGCGGCTAGGAGGAACGCATGAATAAAGGTTTAATTAAAGGGCCTCTCATGAAGAACGCAGCGACGGCGCCGTTTATCTATTTCGACGGCACTCCGGCGATGGGCACGCAGGCCGGCTTGGTCGAAATCGAGCTATGCGCGCGCGCGGTGATGCCGCAAGCGAGCGGGGAAGTCTATAGCGATATGGTGTGTGTGGCGCATTTGCGTTGTTCGACGGCCGCAGCTACGAATTTGCGCGATGCGCTGAATCGGGCGTTGGGTATGGTTGACGAAAGCAATGCCGTAGTGAGAGAATCACACGACGCCATCCCCGCGATCAAACAATAGGAGCTATCCATGGCGGCGACGGTCCTTTATACGAAGTCGGGCAGCGATGCGAGCACAATTTTATGGCCGAGTGCCGGCCCGCCGCGCGAGCGCTGGACGCTGACCTCGGGCACGGCGCTGGTGATCAGCGACTTGATTGGTTATGGCGACGGCAGCCTCACGTTTGCGGACGGCCGACAGCTTCCGCAAACAACACCACAAGGCTCGACGGTCAAGCACAAGAAAAATTAGGTGCTCGCGCCTGAGATTAACGTCAGCGCCACGATACGGCGCGCCGCAGGCGACCGCGATATGGCGCCATGCCGTCCTTCGGTTCCGGTGTGATGCAAAACGAACCGCCGCTATCACAGCGATATGTGAGCGCTGGAAGAAGGCTTGCTCGACTGCAAGAATAAAACATGGCAACGCACGAAGAAGACCTGATTCGTGACGCAATGGACGACACGAATAAGGAAATATTTCACGACGCATTTGGTCAGGACGAACCGGTGCTTGACGAAACCGGTGATCGCTCGCACGAAAGCATGGGCGATGGACTGGAAGGTGAGCACTGGCCCGGCGAGGACGAAGACGAATCGCCCGACGAAGAGGAAGGCGAGGAAGCTGAAGAAACGCCGGGTGAAGAACAAGGCGAAGAAGAAAGCGAAGAAGCCGAGCAAGGCGAGGAAGACGAAGAGGAAGCCGAATCCGAAGAGGAAACGGCCGAGTCCGAGTCGGAAACCGCCAAGCCGGTGGAAACCAAGCCTGAAGGCCGGGTGCCGTCCGGTCGCTTGCGTGAGCAAACGGAACGGGCGGAACGTGCCGAAGCGCGCTTTGAGGCGATCGCGCAAGAACGCGATAGCGATCGCCAGCGTTACGAGCGCGATATCGGCGATCTGCGACGCCAATTGGATGGCGTCTTGACGGCATTAAATGGCCGCCAAGCGTCGCCGCAAGGCGCGCCGCAGCAACCGCCGGCTGATCTTCCGCCTGATCAATTTGAGAATCCCGCAGGGTATACGGAATGGATGATCCGCCGTCAGGACCGCGTCAATGCGGAAAACCGGCAGATGCTTGGCGTCATGCGCTTTCAGAACTCCGTGGATATCAATCGTGCAGTTCACGGCGAAAAATTCACTAAAGCGTGGGACGCGATCAACAAGCTCGATGCCCGCAATCCGGCCGATCTTGCCGAAGCGCAGCGTATCTTCAATGCTGCCGATCCGGGCGGCGAAATCCTCAAGTGGCACAGTCGCCAGGAAACCTTGCGTGTCGTGGGTGACGATCCGGAGAAATACAAAGCCGCGATCGCCACCGAAGTGCGCGAAGCCATGAAGAATGATCCGGCCTTTCGTAAGCAAATCCTTGATGAGTTGCGCGCGGAAGCCACCGGAGAGAACGAGAGCAGGCCACGACGTCATGTCACCCGCTTGCCGAAATCGTTGAACGGTGCGCAGGGTCAAGGCTTGATTAGAGAAAAAGCCGATCCTGACCTGTACGACGATTCCGATCAGAGCGTTTTCAATTCAGCTTGGCGCTGAGCTGATCTTCTAAGTTTCTGTCCAGCACATTAACACGGGAGAGCAGTTGCGCCCTTGAGAAAGGGACGCCGATATGGCTCTTTCTTTTACTCAAACAAACAACAAACTTATCGTTTTTCGCAAACAAGTGTTTCACGAGTATGTGCGTGAGAACTTGTTTTCCCCTTATATGGGCACCGATATCACGTCGATCATTCGCGTGATTCCGGACCTCGATAAGGGCGGCAAGAACGGTGGCGAGCAAATCAACATCCCGTTGATGGCGCGGCTTAATGCCACTGCGGTCAGCACCGGTTCGCTGGTCGGCAATGAGGAAAGTCTAGATAATTACGGCTTCCGCATGTGGATCGATTGGGCACGTAACGCCGTGGCCATCAACAATGCGGAGGAACAGAAAAGCTCTATCGACCTATGGGCCGAGAGCAAACCGATGCTCGTGGATTGGGGCAAAGAACTGCAAAGAGACGAAATTTGCGACGCATTCTTTGCTCTGCCGTCAACCTCGGCGCCGGCCGGGCTGGGGTCCAGCAACGGCCAGCGTGTCAATGGCATCCTGTTTGATGCTGCGACGGCGGCACAAAGAAACACGTGGATTACGGACAATGCCGATCGCGTGCTAGTCGGCAACTCAAACACCGCCAACCTCGTCGCCGGCAACTTCGCATCCTCGATGAGCAACGTAACCACGGCAATGACATTGTCTGGTGCGATCGTTAATCGCATGAAGCGGTCCGCCAAGTCGCTGGTGTTCCCGCGTATCCGGCCGTATAAGTTAAAAGAGAACGGCACGGAATGGTTTGTGCTTTTTGTGGGTCAAGAGCAATTCCGCGACGCGCAAAACGACACGGATATCAAGACCGCAAACCAGAACAGCCGCGCACGTGAAAATCAGGGTTATCTCAAGAACCCGATTTTCGTCGATGGTGACCTTCTATATAACGGCGTCATCATTAGAGAAGTCCCAGAGTTGAGCACGCGTTTGCCGGTGTTCTACAAGACGGCAGGCGCAAGCGCGACGACGCGGATTTCGCCGGCCTTCCTGTGCGGTCAGGGTGCGCAAGCATGGTGCTGGGGCAAGATGCCAACCCCGACCTTCCGTCGCGAAGACGACTATCAGTACATTCGCGGCGCTGGCATCAAAATGGCGTACGGCGTGGGCAAAATCGCGAAGCTGACAAATAATACGAATCTGAAGGAATGGGCTGTGTTCACAGCTTTTCTGGCGGCAGTTTCCGACGCCTAATCTGTCAATATCTGTCAACCAGAAAGGACGATCACCATGTATTTCGACCCCAACAAAACCCCGCAGCTTCGCAACTATAGCCAGCAGGAATTGCAATATTCCCGTGTGACTGTGAATTTCAACGATGCCGGCATTGCTTCTGGCGTGCGCTTCGCCCGTCTGCCGCAATATGCCTTCATTGTTGCGATGTACGCGCATGTGGAAACCGCGTTCAATGCCGGCAGTACCAATGTGCTGACGGTGGGCACGACTCAAGCGAGTGCCAATGAAATTATTGCCGGCACCGACATCAATGAAGCCTCGGCCACCTATCAGGCGTTGACGTCGGCGGCCGGCTTGGGCGTTGCGGTAACGGCGAGTGGCGCGGTCGATCTGTGGGTCAAATTTGCGCAGACCGGCGGTGTAGCGACCGCGGGCAAGGCCCACATCATCATCGTGTATCTGCTCGATAACGATCTATAAACCTCCCGGCACCGCGGCGTTGCTGGCGTTTGCGGTGCTGAAGCGCGTATTGTCGGCGAGTAGTCCCTAGTCACTTTGTTCGTCGGCAATCGCGCTGACTCGGCGCGGCGCTCCTTCCCCGGACGCCGCGTCCTTTTCGCTTGATGAACATAACAAAGATGGAGGCTCTTCATGGAGGAAGAAAAACGCAGTCGTTCAATTCATAAAGAGTCGCATGCCGAAATGCTGACGGTGATGGAAACGACCAAGCCGCCGGAAGACCCGGAAGTATCCGAGCAGGTGACGTATTTGCCGGGAGCGGAAGACCCGTCACAGGTGACATTTGCCGGGCACATCTTCAACGCCAATTTGCCGAAGACCGTGCAGATGAAAAAAAGTTGGTTCGACATGGTGCGCGGTAATAGATTTTTCAAGGTTGGGCACTTCGATCCAAGCAAGGATGCAGTGCCGGCGCAGGAAATGACCGAACCGAAAACCGCGGATGAATACAAGGCTTATGCGGTCGAGTGGTTCAAGAAAGTGCAGAGCTTGCACGAATTTGACGAGCGCTGGACGCATGAGGAAGAGCTACGGCAGCGCTGCGAGGTCGGCGCCGAAGAGCTAGATTATCTGTCTAGTTTGGCCCGGCCGAAGCGCGGGGAATTGAAAAAAAAACTTCGACCCTGAAGCGTTCTACCGGGAAGCGAAAGACGACGGTTATTTCGAAGCGATCTAAGGAGAAGCTAATGAAGAAGAAGTCAGTGAAGAAGAAGCACAAAAAATGAGATATGTTGCAGGAGTAAGCCATGCCGGGTGCCTATCGCACACAGACTGATTTGATCAATAAGGTGTTGGCGAATCTCGGCGTGCTGGCGGCCGGGCAAACGGTCGATCCGGAGGATTTTGCCTACGTGGAAATTGAATGCGATAGTTTATTCCGCAAGCTGGCGGCGCTGGAAATCGTTTACATCCCCGATCCGCAGAATATACCGGGTGCTTGGTTTTCCGACCTCGCCGACATTTTAGCCGGCGAATGCGCCACCAAATTCGGCGCCATCGATCCGCAACAGTATCAATTGTTAGTCTCGCGCGGGCTCGGCATGCCGCCGGGTGCCGGCATTGCGGCGTTGTCGCTGAAGCAAATCACCCGCGGTCGCCCGACCTATGAAGTGCTGCAAACGGATTATATTTAGGGTCTAGGAGAAATGCCCAATAAACCGGTGCCGATACCATTTCCACGATCGTCGCTGCCCGGCGCCAATCCGCAGGAAGGCGCGGGACGCTTGATTAATTGCTATGTCGAGCCGCTGGGCGAAAACAATCAAGGCGCGATCGCGCCGAATGTCTGGCGGCGATCGCCCGGCCTGTCGATGTTTGGCCGTACCGTTCCGGCTGGTGCTGTTACCTATTCCGGCTATCGCGGCGGCATCGTCGCGGCCGGATTATCCTATGACGCGTGGAACAACGAAGCGGCGACGTTCGATTCATTGGGCGACTTTACTGCGCTCGGCACGCTTCCCGGCAACGATCCGGTGTCGATGGCGCACAACAACGTGTCGCCGGTTCCCGACGTGGTCGCGGTCGATCCGGGCTTCGGCGCTTATATTCTCCATACCACCAATCTCACCAATGCCTCGGCGACGGCGACGGTGGGGGGCACGGGTTTTACTAGCGGCGACGTGGTGACGCTAACGTTTCTGAATTCGGCGACGTCGCTGTTTTATGTCCCCGCGAGCTATACGCTAGGCGCCAGCGAAACGCCGACTACGGTGGCGACACATCTGACGGCGGCGATCAATGCCACCGCGCTGCTCTCGCAAGCCGGTATTACCGCGGCCTCATCCGGCGCGGTCATTACCGTGCACCAACCGGGCGCGACGGCGAATTCTACGACCATGACGTTTTCGACCGCGGGGTCGAACACGGAAACAATGACATTCTCACCGGCGAGCGGCATGCTTGCCGGCGGCGCCGGTACCGCGGGCATTTCCTTCAGCGGCGCGCCATTAGCTTATACCGGCGTCGGTGCCATGCCGCAGCCGAATAGCGTTTGTTTTCAGGATGGATATTTTTTCTTTTCCGTCGCCAACGGTCAGGTGTTTGCCACGCAGTTGAATTCGCTGGCGATGAACTCGCTTACTTATGTAACTATACAATCGCACGCCGACGTGACGCTGTTGCGGGTGATTGCATTCTCGGGCTTACTGTTCTGCTTTACCACGGCCTCCTTGGAGGTCTGGCAGGATGCCGGCAATGCGCCGCCGGCCTTTCCCTATAACCGCAGCGTGGTGCTGGAAACCGGCTTGATCCAGCCGAGCGCGATCGCCGGTTTTGAAGTTGGCTTCAGCGAGCTTCTCTGGGTCGATCAGGATTGCGGGGTGCATTACATGCCGCCGTCGAGCTTGTCGCCGCCGGTGAAAGTATCACCGCCCGATCTAGACAAGCTGATCGAAGCACAGGTCAATGCCGGTGCCATTCTGGAAGCGGGTTGCTATTATTTCGCCGGGCAGAAATTTTGGACGATATCGTCACCGGCGTGGACCTGGGAATATAATATCCGCACCCAAGAGTGGAACGAGCGTTGGTCGTTGCAGCCGGCCGGTATTTATAGTCGCTGGCGCGCGCGTTTCGGTCATCCGGCGTTCAACAAGTTTATTTTCGGCGATGTGCTCAGCGGAAATTTAATCTATGTCGATGACCAGAACTATACTGAAATCGGCGTTCCGCAATTGTTTCGCATCGAGTCGGGGCCGGTCGCCGCCTTCCCGATGCAAGTGCGAGTAGCGCGTGCGGACTTCCTGTTTGACTTCGGCGTCGGCAGCGTCAGTCAGCATTTCACCATGATTGTGCTCGGCGCCGCGCTCGGCACCGGCGGCGTCGTTCGTCTGACGGTCAACGATACCTCGCGGGCCAATAACAACGACACCGTGCTGGTCAGCGGTGTTGTGGGTACCACAGAGGCCAACGGACAGTGGCAGATGAGGCTGATCGACGCCACGCACATCGAGTTGCTGCGCAGCGTTTATACGAACACTTACACGTCCGGCGGCATTGCGGTGGATTTATCAGTGACGCCGCAGCAAATCGCGCCGGTGTGCGCGGTGTCGTGGTCGGTGGATGGCGGCTTGAGTTTCGGCAATCCGCTGATCCGTTCGCTTGGACCGCAGGATTTGAGTAAGCGGGTGCGAGTGTCGGTGAAGAATTGCGGGCTGTCATCGTCGCTCGGCAATCGCTGGCGGCTCGACGTCAGCGATCCGGTATACACTGGCTTTATGCTCGGCTCGCAATCCGGCGATCTGCGCGCGGTCGGCCCATAATGTTTGAAGAGCCACCAAAAAATGCCGAGCGTCATCGCCAGACCTAGCCAACCGCTGCCGATGTCGGGGTTGGGGATGCCGAGCGTCGTATGGGTTAGCAGGCCGGAGGTACCGTCAATCCGGAAGCCTGAAGTGCTACCGTTGCCGCCATTGGCGATGACACCATCGAGGTCGTTCAGTTGCAGCCATGTCGTGTGGAGTTCGCCGAGCGGATTGCTTAGGCGGACTTCGCCATAGGCGTGCAGGCCGCCATTGCCGAAATCGAATGTTTGGTTTTGGCCATAAGGTAAGTTGCCGATTTGCAGGGTTACGTCGATGACTGGGCTGGGATAGGGATAGCTATCGTACAGATGTAGCGGCGAGTTGGGATCATTGACGCCGATGCAGTTGCAGTTGCCGGTGACCGTCCATGTGGCCCAGAAGTGATCGCCAAGGATGCTATTCCCGGCCGGGCCGAAGATGCCGCTATAGTCGATGCCGGTGTAGTAGTAGCTATAGGGACCGGGACCCAAGGCACTAACGCTGCCGTTGACAGTATAGGTGATGAGGCTCATGAAGCCATCATTCCACATAATGTCGATTGCTGTCAAGGCATAAAAAAGCCGCCCCGAAGGGCGGCTGAAGTTAGTTGCCGAAGATCGCTTTGAGGGCGTCTTTGCCTTGCGGCGGCATCTTGCGTAGCTCGCCGGCCCGCTTGGCTTTCGTCTTGGCGGCGCTCGCTTGTTTTTTGGTTTTCTTGGTTGCCGCTTGCTGGGCGAGGATTTCCGCCTTGGCTTTTTCGTCCGCTTCGTTCCGTGTGTGCCACGGTTGGTTGCGACTGCGACAACTTGTCATTTTGTGGAGTTTGTAAAAATGTCGCTGCCGTTCAAGTCGCCGCCGCCGCGGCCGGATATTTCCTGGGTTGACCTGACCGACGAGGGTCGCCCGCAACTGGCGATGGCGCAATATATGACGGCGCTCGATACGCTGGTGCGGCAGCTTGCAGCCGGTCAGGTGGGCACGCTGGTGCAGGCGGCGAACGATACCGCAGCGGCGCATGCGGGCGTGCCGCTCGGTGGGCTTTACGCTAACGGATCAAGCGTGCTGATTCGGAGGACGTGACATGGGTATTTTCGATGCCATCGGTTCGATCTTCGCGCCGAATATTTCAGGGCCGATCAATCAGGGTTTGACCACCGGCTATAATTTGGCACAGCCCTATTTGCAGCAGGGCGTCAACTACATCAATCAACTTTATCCGCAAGCGCGCGACGCGATCACGCAGTACGGCACCCAAGGTATCGATACTCTAAAAAATCTCTACAATATGTATGCGCCGACTGCGCAGACATATGCGAGCGCGACGTCGGGCGCGACGGGGCCTGGTTCGGCATGGGATGCGTTTACCAAGTCGCCGTTTTTCGCCGGGCCGTTGAATCAAGGTACCGCGGCGCTCAATGCGCAAGAAGCGGCGTCGGGAAGATCGGCGTCGGGCGGAAGTGCGATCGATCTGTCGAAATTTATGTCGAACTACAATGCGGGTCAGTACGGAAATTGGCTGAATACGCTCTTACCCGGCGTGACAGCGGCAAACACTGCCGCGACTAATCTGGCGGGTGCGCAAACTAACCTCGGCACCAACCTCGGTGGATCATTCCAAAGTCAAGCTGGCGCGATTCAGAATCCATTAAGCTCGCTTGCTAATCTCGGTTGGGGGTACGGCACCGGCACTGGCGCCGCGAATGCGCAGCAAAACATGGTTGATGCTATGGCGGGCGGCAATATCATCGGCGGTTTGCTGAATTTCGCCGGCAGTAGCGGCGGCAGCGGTTTGCTCGGTAAGATTTTCAGCGATATCGCTTTGAAAGAAAATATCGACCGTGTCGGCGAGCTTTACGATGGTCTGGGCATCTTCCGCTATAATTACGTCGGCGATCCAACGCCGCGGATTGGCCTCGTTGCACAGGACGTAGAGCGCCGTTACCCGGAAGCGGTGAGTAAGGTTGCCGGTTACAAAGCCGTGGATTATGCCAAGGCGACCGATCGCGCTGCATCGATCTTTGATGAATTGATGAAGGCGGCTTAATGTGCAGTTGTGTTGTCCGCGATGTAATATCAGTAAAAGCAATCGCCAGCCGGAAGAATTTGCGCGAACGTTAGGATTGCTGCTTTGAAGAGGCTGTGATGGCGGAATTCGACTCACTTGTACGTCCTCCGGACGCGCGCGACTTTTCGTCCACAGCGACGATGTTTGGTAATTTGCTGAGCAACCTGCCACAAGTGTTTCGGCAGGGCGCGGCACAAGCCGATTTGCAACAGGCTGCGCAATCGGGACAGCTTCTCAATCCGGACGGTAGTTTCAATTATCCGTTGATGATGAATATTCTTGCGCGCAGCGGCGACGTGAGCGGCATTCAAGGCTTGCTTGGGCCGATGCAGACGGCGCAGGGCGACGTCTTGGCAAGAAATTTGCTCGGCGGCGGCGGCGGCGGCGGCGGCGGCGGCGTGGCGCCCGGCGGTGTTGCCGGTGCAGGCGGACCGGGCGGCGTAGCGGGTGCTCCTGGCGCACCGGGTGCAGCGCCGGCTGCGGGCATGCAATACACCGAGCCGCGTGCGGCAACCGGGCTCGGCTACGGCACGACGCCGGTGCCGATGGAGTATGCCAAGTATGCGCTCGGCAAGATCGAGAGCGACAACAACTACGGCAACGTCACCGATAGTCACACGCGCTTGGGCTTGGCGCTCGGCCGTTATCAAATCATGCAAGGCGAGCTACCGCAGGATTTGGCTGATGCCGGACTGCCGCCGATGACCGTCGCGCAATTCCTGCGCGATCCGGCAGCGCAAGACAAAGTATTCGAACACAAGTTCGGCGGCTTAATGAAGAAATACGGCAATGCCAACGATGCCGTCAGCGCGTGGCTGACGGGGCATCCGCTGGCGACGGCCGGTACGCGCTCTGATCGTTTCGGTACTACGGGCTACAAGCACGCGCTGAATTTCAATCGCGCGCTCGCCGGTTACGGCTACATGCCGGGCAGGGACGATACTACGCAGGTAGCCGCTGCGGGCGGTGCGGAGGCGGCGGCGGCAGGCGCGCCGACACGGACGCCGCCCGGTGATCCGGTGATGGATTTCGAAGATGGCCGGCCGGCGAAGCGCTGGTCACAAATGACTCCAGAGGAAAGATGGTTGCCGAAGAAAGCGCGTTCGAAGGATGAGCAAGCGCAAGCGCGCGCGGCCGATCGGCCGCCGCCTGCGAGCGCCGCCGCGGTCGAGCGCACGACGCCGGCCGAACCGCCGACGACGGGGAGCTTCCGCGAAGCCGGCGGCCCGCCGCCGGGGACGCCCGGCTATTCGGCGGGCTGGCGTGGCGGGGCGCCTACGCCGCCGCCGCGGCCGGCACCAGTGGCACCGAATCCGTTCGATATCGTATCGCCCATACGTGCGGTGGCGGAATTATTTGGCGGCGGCGGGGCACCGGGCATGCCGCCCGGTGGCACCGCACCGGTCGCCGCCGCGCCGGCACCCCCTGCGCCGCCGGCCGCCGCCCCACCGGTTGCGCCGCCGCCTGCGGCGGTGCCGCCGCCGCCGGTCGCCGCACCGGCGCCTACGGGCGTCCCTGCGGCGGCCGCAGCGGCGCCAGCGGGCGTCGAGCAAACGCCGGTCGAGCATTCGGACGTTGGCGGGCAAGGGCGGCTGGCGAATTATCCGACCGATCAAGACCCCTCCGACGCCGGCCGCGATGCTCTTATTCGCGGCGTCGATCCGGTCGCGAGGCCGGTCGTGAGCAAAGCGCATGAAGAACCGCCACCGAAACCGGAATATGTGCCGAATTGGCCGCGCCGAGCGCCCGAGCCGTTGCCGCCCGGTTTTGCGCCGGGGCAGGAGCGCGAGGCGGTGCAGGCGCTTGAATATGCCGCAACGCGTAGCCCGCATTCGTCCAAAGTGTTGCTCGATAAAGCGCAGCGTATTCGTGACGACACGGAAGGCATTTGGCATCAGGGCTATTTGATCAAGCCGACTGACGGGCAAATTTTATTTGATCCCTATCAGCAGCGGCAGCAGCAGGGACGCTTGAGTCCCGAAATGGTTGATGCGGCGGCGAAGTATTGGTTGCAGACCAAGGAGTTTATTACCGGCTCGGGCCGCAGCATTTTGGCCGACGTTGCCAAGCGGCAGATTATCGAGCGCGCGCAAGAAATCGCGACCGAGCGCGGGATGACTATGGAACAGGTCGCTTTTAATCAGAGCACGTATAAAACGCGTGCGACGGCATTGCGCCCGATTTTACAACGCGCTGCGAATCTCGATCTAGCAGAAAGCGAAGTGCGGCGACTGATACCACGGGTTAAGCAAGTTTCCGATGCCGTCGATCGCACCAGATATCCGACATTGAACTCGCTGATTTTGGGGTGGAAGACGCAAACCGGCGATCCCAATGTCATTCGCATGCGTATCGCGATGGGGTCGTTGGTGCCGGTTTATGCCCGCGTACTGAAGACCGGGGGCGGCGTGCTCAGTGTGAGCGATTTGGATCATGCCCGCGATTATATGAGTGAAAAATGGGGGCCTTTGGGTGTTGATGCGGCGTTGGATCAAATGAACATAGAAATGGACGGTGCAAAAGATTCAGCTATCGATGCGATGGAACATTTCGGTATTACGCCACAGGCGGCCGGCTTTCAAATGGAGCGTTCGAAACCGCGCGCGGCGGGCGCAAGGCCTACTCCGACTGATAAGGATCGCGACTACGCACGTAAGCATCCCGAAGTGCGTCAACGCTTTATTGAGCACTTTGGTATTGAGCCATAGCGGGCTGAAGTGATGGCCGAAGATATTCCAGATTGGGCGCGTGAGCCGGCGACGGCGGCCGACGCAGACGTGCCGGCATGGGCGCGGGCGCCGACAGCGCCGGGCCAAGGGCCAGGAATTCATCTTGGCGGTATCGAAGCGGCGGTTGATCCGTTCGCGCGGATACCGGGCTATGCGATGCAGAGTTGGCATCACGGGCTTCAGGAAGCTGGGCTGGAAGCTCAGCCGGGCGAGCCGGCGACAGGACGTCCGCCTTATTATGATCCCGAGCACCCTTATTGGTCTGCATTCAAGCATGCCATTCCGAACCCGCGTGTTGCGCTGGGCGCGCTCGAAGCAACACAAGCATGGCCCGCAGCTATTTACCATTCGCTGCTCGGTCAGCCATCGCAAGAGGTTAGTACGGGGACTCTGGAAACGGCGGGTGTACCGCCGTCCGTTGCTCGTCCAATAGGAGAGGTTATTGGCGGCACTTTGGAAACTGCCGCCGGTCTGGGCTATGGCCCGAAAGGAATACCCGGCTTTGCAGAAATCGCCATACCGGGCCGTGCGCCGGTCGCTCCGGCCATGCGCACGCCCAAGCTCGGCATGGAGCTAACCGAAGCCCAGGCAACGCGCGATCCGGTAAAGCTCGCTTTCGAACGCGAGGCGGCGGGAGGCAAGTATGGCAAACCGGCGCAAGAGAAAGCACAGGCGGCGCTAGAGCGCCAGAAGGCGCAACTCCCGACAGTAACGGAAGATGTGCAGCGGCAGCTTGATCCGCTGGGCCGGGTTGTTGCCGGCGATCCGCACGAAGCGGCGCGTATCATCGGCAAAAGTACACAGGCGCGTGCGGTAGCGCAAAAGGAAGGTGTGGACGTTCTCTATCAAGAGGCGCGTCGTGGCGGTGCTGCCGAAGGTGCAATTGATCTCGGTGTTTTCGGCGGCAATATGGGTCGTGGCATTCGTGAGGAGCTTTTTCGCGGCACCGATCCGGTCATTATTAGCGATCGCCAAACGCCGAGTGCGGCGTCGATGACAAAATGGTTGAATCAGCAACCGGATAAATTACTAGGTGATCTTGATGTTCGCATTCCAAAAGGCGAACGACTTGCCGGTATCGATCTGACGATGATCGATCAAATGCGTAAACGTTTGTCCGGCTTGCGTCGCAATGCTTTCGCCAGCGGCAATAGGGAAGACGCACGCGCCGCGGTTGCCGTGCTCGACAAATTTGATGAGCGTATTGATGCGGCAATGGATGCGGGTTTGTTTCGCCGGCCGGACGGTTCCTCGGCCGATCCGCGTATTCTGCAAGCCTGGAAGGACGCGCGCGTTGCGCATGCGGACTATAAAGCGACGTTCTTTCGCGGCGGGCGCGAGGACGCAGTTGGGCGCGCTATGGAAAAGATTGTCGGCGCGCGCGGACGGCCGGGTGAAATACCAGACAAGATCGCCGATCATCTATGGGGCAGTAGCGGCATTGCGCCGAGTTCAGCTAATGTCGAATTAAGTCGCCGTATGATCAATATGTACTCCGAAGGCTCGGTCGAACGTGGGGCGATCAGGCAAGGTTTGTTTTCACGGATTATCGAACCGCCGCCCGGTGTGACGGCATTCAGCCACGACAGGGTCGCCGATCGACTGCATACGTTTCTCAATACCGAAATGGCGAAGGTTGCGTATGAACCATGGCAGCGCGATTTGCTACGTGAGTACGCCGATTTGCGCCGCAGTCTAGCGCACAGTGAGAAAGTTCATACGCCCACGGTTGGCGGACAAAGCGATTATCTGGCGCGGACGATGGCCGGGCGCGTGGCGAGTTATATTGGTCATGCTGCTGGTCATTTGATCACTGATATTCCGCTAGTCGGGCAAGTTTTAGGGCCTATGGCGCGCTACGGTGCCGAAAAGACGGTACAGCTTAGGCGCATGCAGCGCGATGCGAAGCGTGTCGAGCGGCAAATGGGTGCGATCGGTAAGGCGTGGGATGATTATGCGAAAGCGGTGAAGCGATACGAGCAAAAACGCCTCGCGCGTAACATCGCGCGGTTGTCGTTGGCGGCGCGTAATCTGGATAATAATTTAAGGCCAATAGGTACATCGCTGATGGAGATAACGCAAGCACCGACGACGCAGCCAGCGACCGCTGCGCCAAGCCAGCCAGTTCAGCAGCCATCGCAACAGGATCAAGGCCCGATCGGTGAATCGCATATTTATTAACTCCTGCATTGAGGACGTACATTAAGCCACCAACTGCGCGCGATCGCGGTGGCGATGACGATCGTCCAACCAAAATGTCCGCCGATGCACATAAAGGCGAACACCATAATGCAAAATGCGATCGCGCGCATGGTTGAGTTGTCAGTCGCAATAGGTATGACACGTGGTTTGGCCGCTGACTTCCCAACATTTGGTCGTGCAGTTGTTGCCGACTTTCGTGATCTTGCACTGATGCGGCACCGGCGTCATCGGTGCCGCATCGGTCACGGTGACGAGCGCAAGCAACATCGCGCCACAGACTAAGATACGCATGGTGGGTTCCTCTTGCTGGTTCAGGAAGTTTTAGCCTACCACACTCAACAAGGTGTTGACAAGATGAAAAAACCACGTTTTGTGTACGCGCTTTTTGTCGCAGCGCTTGCTACGTTTGGCGCAGCATCCGCGCGCGCGCAAGGCACGACGCCGCTCGCCTTGGTGCAGCAATACGATAAAAGCGGCAACGGTCAACCGTTGAGTAGTTGTTTTTTGTATTTCTATGTTGCTGGCACCGTGGCGACGCTGACGCAAGTCTATCAGGATTACGGTTTGACGCTGACGGCACCGAACCCCCTCGCCTGCGATGCCAGCGGTCGTGTACCAATGCATTGGGTTGCTACCGGGCCGGTGCATGTGCGGTTGACGGACTCGTCGGGCCTCGTGCAACTCGATACGACATTGCAATCGATCGGACCGAGCAGCGGTGGCGGAGCTGCCGGCGGCCCGGCGATCGATCCCAACGCCGTGGCGCAAACCGGCGACATGAAAGCCCGGTTTGACGATACGGATTTGCGCGCCTTTGGCTGGGTGAAGTTAAATGGTACGACAATCGGCCCGCCAGCTTCGGGGGCGACGCAATTCGCCAGCAATCAAGCGCAAAATCTTTTCGTTTATCTTTGGCAAAACTGTCCTGATGCGCATTGTCCGGTGATCGGTGGCCGCGGTGCAACCGCGCAAGCGGATTGGGTGAGCGGCAGCAAGGCAATCACGTTGCCAGACATGCGCAGCAAGGCGTTTGTCGGCCGCGATTGTATGGGCGCTGGCTGTGCCGGGTTATTGCTCGGCAGCAATATCACGTCCGGCGGCGTGGACGGCGTCGATACGCTGGGCGCGGGCGGCGGCGCCGCCAATCAGACGGCGATTACGACGCTCCAGAAAACAAATTTGCCGAATGTGACGTTTGACATTCCTGCGGGGCAGGGCAGCCATAATCATGGCGTAAGTTGGAGCACGGCTTATGTCGGCGCGGGCACCTTCCCGACTTTCAGTAGCGGTGGCAATATTTCTCCTTTTCCAGATCAGGCCTACAATATGGCTTCAACTAATCCTCTGACAATTAACAGCAACACCCTGCCATATATGTATGCGCTTTCCGGCGGCACCGGGGCAGCGGCGACGTCGCAGCCGTTTGCTAATATGCCGCCTTTTTTGTTAGTGACATACTATATGAAATTGTGAGTGGCAGAAAATGTACACCTTTCCTGTTTACCTACCCGAATTTTCCAACCGTGAGGATTTGTTGCTCACGGTGGCGCTCTATGACGACGACACCGGCGATGCCATCGACATGTCGGGCTGCACGCGGGCGATTCCGGGTGCTTACACCAATAATCTTTGGGTGGTCACGGACGGACCTTTTGTGACCATCGCTAATAGCGTCCTCACCATTCCGGATTATCCGATCGGCGACGAGCTACTCAACGTGGCGCTGACGGTCGATCCGAATTTGCCGATCTTTCCGGGCGATCCGGTAACCATTGCCAATGCGCCCGGCGGCACGTCTTTCGTTGGCCCATGGGGGCCGCCGCCCTATCCGTATGTCACAGAAAATGCCGCTTCCGTTTACGTGACGGAAGACTCGCTGATTTTCCCGCCGGTGCCGGCGTCGCTCAAGCCCGGCCCGAACACCATGAGCGGCTATGTAGTGAGCTATGCGGCGTCGAGCGGGGCGCTGGTGGTGCAGATCGGGCACAGCTTTCAGTTTGAAATACGTCGGCTGAAAGAGGATCATGATTTCGACTTTGCGTATAGCTCGTCGTGGGATTGGTTCGGCACCACGGACTACAGCATCGTCCTATCCGCCAGCCTCGGCAACGGCTTGATGATTACCGGCATCGGGCAACTACAAATCCGCATTCCCGAATGGCAAGTGCGCAAGCTGCGCCACCGCACCTACAGCGCGGCGCTGACCATGACGGATACTCAGGATACGCGACAAGTGTTCATCGCCCGCTTGCCGTTCCAGTATGGAGGGGTTTCGCTATGAGGCAGCAAAAATGACGCTTCCTGCGAATATCCGTGTGAACGTTGGGGCGCCGTTTCCCGCACTGATGAAAAGCGCGTCCGGCGTCAGTCTTCAAAAAGCCAATGGCGTGTGGACGGTCGGGCTCGGCTATCCGCAGCTTGGTATCCAAGCGCTGCCGGTACTGACCAGCTTCGCGACGGACTATGTGTGCGTTTATGATTCGGTAGCGCAGACCTACTTTTTGCTGCCGCTGTCGGCGACCGGCATTGGCGGCGGTCGATATCAGCGTGCGGTGACCAGCACACCGGTAACGATTAACTTTACTGACCAGATTTTGCATTTGAATTTACCGCCGCCGGGTGTTGGCCCGCCGGGCGTGACCATTACGCTGCCGGCATACGCCGCACGGGCCGGCGTGCCGCTGCTGTTCAAGGATGTCGGCATGCAAGCGGCGGCGAATAATATCACCATTGCGGCGGCGGGCGGGGAATTCATCGACGGCAGTTTTCCTTCGGTGCTGTTGAGCCAGAATGGGCAGGCAATCAACTTGGTGCCGGCCAATGATGGCGTGAACGCGGGATGGTGGCGCGAATGATGCAAAAAATTATGCTGCTGGCGCTGCTGGCGCTGACGCTGGTGATCCCCGGCGCGCAGGCGCAATTCCCCGGCTATCCGCCGGTCAATGCCGTGCAGATCGGCCACGGCTCGACGCAACCGCCGGGCTGGGACACGATCCTCGGTACCATGGCGCCGCAGAATTCAAATGCGGTAGTGATTACTGGCGGCACCATTACCGGCATGCCGGCGCCGTTAGTCGCCGCCGACGTCGCCAACAAGCAATACGTCGATCAGGCGGCGGCCGGTTTGTTCCCGCATGCATCGGCGAACGTGGCGACGATCGCCGCGCTGCCGACGAACACGTATGCCAACGGCACCGCGGGCGTCGGCGCGACGCTAACGGCGAACGCTAACGGCGCGCTGACGGTCGATAGCGTCGCCGTGGCGATCAACAATCGCGTGCTGGTGAAAAACGAAGCGACGGCGGCGAACAACGGCATCTATACCGTAACGGCGACCGGTAGCGCGGGCGCGCCTTATGTGCTGACGCGTGCGACCGACGCAAACACCATCGGCACGGGTGCTAATGCGATTACTGCCGGCACCTATGTTTGGGTCACGCAAGGCACGACGCTGTTCAACACAGCGTGGGTGCAGACGCAAAGTCTGAGCGCGATCGGTACCTCGGCGATAAATTGGACGTTGTTTTCTGCGTCGTCGGTATCGTCGCTCAACGGTATTGCCGGCCCGGTGACGATCCAAGGCGCAACCGGCAATGTCACGACGACCACGGTAACGACGGCAACGCCGAATGTCACCGTCAGTGCAGCGACGGTGATACCTTTCTATCTTGGCGGCTGCACCATGGCGAATGATCCCGGTGCCACCAACGCCTTTTATACGGTTCTTGATATTAATGCTTGCGCGGTGGCCGATAGCACCAATGCGGCAATGGGAACGGCGGCCGCTTTTACCAAAACAACGACCGGTCCATGGGTGGCCGGCAGTGGCAACGCCGGCATGGGCGCTACACTTACCGTCGCGGCAAACAAATGGTATCATGTTTGTTTCGCACTCAATAGCGGCACGCCGGACTATTGGTTCGACGTAGACGCTATTTGCGATCATAAACCGTCGAGCATTACTGATCCAAAATTTCGCCGCATCGGTTCGTTCAAGACCGATTCGAGCGCGCATATTCATTTGTTTCGGCAGACCGGGGATACGTTTTGGTACAGTTGGGGAGCAACGGTAGGTAGCTTTGGCTACGGCGGCAATAGTTTCTCTGTCGTCAGTGTAATAGCAACAGATACGCCACTAGGGATTAGCGTTCGGCCGATCCTCAATGCCAACATACTGGTAGAATCTGGTGTGGGTGGCCAGATTACCGGTAACATGTACGTCTTTGACAGCATTAACGATCTTGCTAAGCAGCAATCAGAAACTTATTATATGTGGAGTTTCAACACATATGCCGGACCATCCGGTATTACATATGAGAATCCCAATACGGCGAACACCATCGGCCCGCCGACCGATCCTAATACTGGTTATCTCGGGTATTATTTTGCCACTAGTTGCGGCGGTACATGCACCCTCAGTTATTATCTCGGTTACATGTATCTGGCAGGCTACATCGATGAGCGCGGCAAGAGCAATTAGCACATGCGTTTTGCCGCTGCGGTCATGTGGATCGGCGTCGCCTTCGTGGTGGCGATACTCGTCATCGTGTTGATTACGATGGCGTGGCCGCGCGGCGCGAGCGCACACGACGCGCCGTCCGGCTTTAAATATGACAAGCAATGCTGCGGGGATCACGATTGCCATCCGACGCCGTGCGAGAATATTAGCTCAACAGACGGAGGTTTCACCTATAGCGATCCTGTCACGCGAGCGACGTATTTCTTTACGCGTGATAAGATGAAGATGTCGTTAGACGGCGAGTGTCACGTGTGCCTGCATAAAGTTAACAATTGGGATACTAATCACAATCAATCGATCAATGTTTCCCCGATCTGCGTCTATCTGCCAGTGAGGATGTGATGCTCTTAGCAAAAGCGTTCGCGCTGAGCTTTGTGCTCCTGACCGGCCCTGACGGGCAGGAAGTGCGCATCAATCCATCGCACGTCGTCACCGTGCGCGAGCCGCGCAATGTCGAGGGGCACTTTCATAAGGACGTGCGCTGTTTAGTCCATCTGGACGACGGGAAATTTGTGGCTGTCATTGAGCCGTGTAAGGTGGTGCGTGAATTACTTGAAGGGGAGCCGGATTAATGAAAATAGCGATGTCCTCCGGTCACGCGAAGCACGTGCGCGGCGCGCGTGGCTCGCCGGTGCCGCCCGAGCTTGACGAAGTGGACGAGGCGCGGCGCGTTGTCGAAGGCACGGCGGCGAAGCTGCGTGCCGCAGGCGTCGAATGTGTGACGTTTCACGATGATGTAAGTATGTCACAGTCTGAAAATTTATCCCGTATAGTAGATTGGCATAACAAGCAAAAAAGAGACACCGACTGTTCCATACATTTCAATGCGTTCGATTCCAGCGCCCACGGTTGCGAAGTATTATACGTTACGCAACAGACACTTGCGAGCGTTATGGCCTCTGCGATCGCAGATGCCGGCCCGTTTACGAATCGGGGCGCGAAATATCGCAGCGATTTAGCCTTTCTGAACGGTACTGACGAACCGGCTGTACTCGTGGAAGTGTGCTTTTGCGATCACACCGGGGATAGTAATAACTACCGCGCCAACTACGAGGCGATCTGCGAGGCGATCGCGGAAAGCATATCCGGGGCCGACGTTCCGCCGGACGAGTTACCGCCGGAATCGCCCGACGTGCCGGTGGGCTGCAACCGTGTCGATATTACCACAGTCGTTAGCGGCGACGTGACGACGTACGTGAACGGCACGCTCATTCGCGGACATGAGCCATGCGAGCACAAGGTCGAATACACGGTGAGCCTGCACGGCGACGTCACGCTGGTTGTCAATGGCGAAGAATTTCATAATAACTTGGGACGATGATATATGCGTATCGCAGCACAGTTTACTGGGCCGTGCTCTTACTTCGGGGGGCCGGACGATATGGGAGTGGACGCCGATGAGGGATTGGCTTTTCTCTACGAATACGACGATGCGCCAAGGTTATTCCTTGATGAGCAACCGCCTCAGACGACTGGCCTTGCTCGTCGCTTGGACCCTGATCAGCCATATGTGGCATGCCGCTGGGACTATACTACTGTTTCCAAGACGACTCTGGCGAATCCTCACAATCATTGTGTGGTGTATGCGCCATCGACAGATCGATCGGCTGTGGCGTGGCCCGCGGATTGGGGGCCACACCAGGATACCGGCAGGGTAGCGGATTTAAGTCCTAGCCTAATGCAAGACCTTGGCATAGAAACGGACGATACCGTAGTCGTTATTTATCTGGTCGCCGCGGAATGATTATATTTTCTACGTCAGAAGGCGCCAAGCTCGAATACGTTCCGCCGCGGCCGCGGCAGGCGGTGCCGATTCACGGCGAGCTAATGATCGACTCTGCCAATCCCACCGCGCACATATCGTGGCGCGTGTCGCGCGGCGCGCTGGTGCGTATCGCGCTGCGCTGCTTATGGGCGAGTGTGACGCGGGGTTAGCGCTTTTTATTCCCCCGCCGTTACCGCCCACGCGGCGCTTGATCCGCAGTACGAGCGCGGCGCTGTGGCGACGATACGCTGCGGGCGCCACGGTGCGTCCTTGACGAAGCTCGCACTGGCGCTCGCGGCGCTTTCGCGGCCGGCGGCGATCGCGTGGCGCATGCGCTCTTGGAACGCAAGGTCGAGGGCGATGAAGTTCGTTCGCGTGTTGGCGTCGTTGTCGCAGTAATCGCGGCGTTTCGGCATTGGTTTGACTCCCCTTTATCCCCTTGTCGTTGCGGGCCTTTTAGCGTCGTGCCCAGGACGAAGCTTTTACTGTGTGCTCACTGTGTGCTGGTCGCCGCAGCTTCGTGGCCATTGCGTCCAAACATGACTTCCGGATCGCCCTTGGCTTCGATGGCGTCCATGATCTGGGACGTGATATGCAGGATGCGGATACTGTCTTCCGGTCCCAACGTGGTGCGGTTAGCGCAACGCTTCAGTGCATGCGTGTAGACGTTCATGACTTCCGCGTGGGTGAGCGCTAGGTCCATGTCGATCGACGTCGATACTTTGTTGAGTAAGTTTGACATGCTTGGCGATGTGGTCTTGCTCGGCATTCCCATTTGCTGCGTCTCCTTGCTGGTTTATGCGGGGACGGATAAAAGCGGCGGCGCGCCCTAGTCCGGCATGACGCAAGGCGCGCCGCCAGCGCGCAAATATCCCCGACGCTACTCGCGCGCAACGCTAACGCTGCCGAATATCTGATCCCACACATCGGCGTGAATCTCAGCGCGGGATAGAAGCTCTTCCTTGGTCATAAGCACGGGGCACTTTTCGATTTCCCGTCCCAAAAGAGCGTTGCACCATATCTGCTTGAGGTCCGCAGGATCGCGCGGCTTCGGCGTCCAGTAGTCCATTTTTTTGCCGTTGGTTTGGGGTTGCGGTTTTGGCGGGGGCTTAAGCTGTTCTTCCGCCGGTTGATACGCACCAAGGCATTTCGGCGTGCCGCCGATACGGTGATAGACCTTGCCGCGCACTTCTTTGTCGGTGACTTCGACCGCATATCGTTGCCCGGTGCGGATTAATCCGATCTTGTCGGGCCAGAGGCTAAGCTCGTTGCCGTCGTACGTCGTCAACGTATAGCTCTTCACGGCGCCTGCCGGCGGCGCGATCTTGGCGACGGCGATCGTCGCTTCGTAAGGTTTATTTTCGATGTCGATGATTTGCATTTCGGTTTGCATGGTGTCCTCGCGGTGTTGAAGTTCATACGCATGTTACACTTTCAAACGCTAGTTTCATCGATAGAACAGCAGCGCGATGTAGGGCAGTGTGAGGCCAAGAACGGCGCCGAAGATAAAGCCCAACATTACGCGGCGTAGCATCACAACGCCCTCACATACTGCACGCTAATCCCCGGCGGCAACGCGCCGTGCGCCTTGCGATAAGCGCGCGCTTCGCTCACGATCGCTTCGCTAATCTTTTCCGTCACGCCGATTGCGTTAATCGCTGCGGCGGCGTCGGTCACGCTTAAGACTTCCGTATTGCGTAGCGAGCGCGCCTTCGCATCGAAGCGCGACCTCAATCTTACCGTGACGTTTTGCTCGGCGGTCGCCGCGGCGCGATCGGCACGCTGGTAATCGCCGAACGCCGCTTCGGCCTTGACGATCGCATCGCCGACGTCCTCGCAGACGCCGGTATCGACCGCGGCGATGGCGTCGGCTTCGTTGGCCTCCGCCGCGCGGGCGATGCGCTCGGCGGCTTCCGCTTCGGCGCGCAAGCGCGCGGCTTCCGCAGCGCGCTTTTGCTCTTCGGCGAGCACGTATGCGGTGAGCCGGCGCTTTAAGTCTTCCAAACCGCGCTCTAGCGGCTGGGTAAAGCTCTTGAATTCGGCGTTGATTGTCTTCACGCGCATGTTGAGCGGATCGACTTGTTGGTGCCGCTCGTCTTCCATGTCCTTCAGCGTGCGCTGCGTCACACTGAAGACTTCGTTGGCGTTCTTGGCTTGCTCCGGTGTTTCGATGACGGGGTTTTCGAGTAGCCAATCCGACAGCGCGCGCATGGCGTCACGCGCGGTTTGGAAAATACCTCTGTTGTGTCCGATCGTCGGGGTGTCGTCCATCGTTTCCTCGCGGTGTTGCCGGCGAAGTGCGCCTGCTAAAAATTCTCCCATTTCGATGTAGTCGTCATAGTCACTCATGGTTCTTGTATCTCTTCCAATGGGCGCACACGGGCATCAAGATTATCGAAGCCAACTTGCATATCGTGTTTGATGCTGTCGAGTTCGCGATGAATAGACATTAGCTCACTTTTGATAATGTGAAGGTCATCGTTGGCTCGACCTTGATCACGGCGGATAATTTCGTTAGAACCGCGGACGCCAAGTAATTCGCGCAGGACGCGCTCTAGCTGACGGGCAAGAAAAGTAAGATCAACGTTGTCGGTCATCGCTCGCCCGTGAGTTTCTTCGCCACGCCGTCGAGTTGCTTCGCCAACGTACGCAGCGCCGCGGCGTCCTTGCGCAGCTTGCGCGCGGCGAGCGAGTCAACGGCGATCTTCACGTCGTCGCGCATTGCGGTATGTAAACGAGCGAGGAGGCCGTAGTTCCTGTTGAAGTGATAGGAAAGATTGGCTATCAGGCCACTCGCCATCTGAACTGTCGTCTCGACGTCGTCGTGACTCCATCTGTATATTGTCATCGCTATCTCCTCTGTCCCCTTTTGCGGCGCGCATCAGCCCGGCGGCAAGAAAAGCGATCGTCGCACTGACGAAAGCGATAAGAAGCGCGACGATCCAAGACATTGTTAGTCCTCCTCCTCGAAACCCTCTGCGGCGTCGCGGACGCGCGCTTCGTTCTTGCGAGCGTGCTCTTGCTCGTCGCTTATTGCGTCTAGGTACATGTTCCACGCTTTCGAGCGCTCGTATTCGTCTTCGTCGGCGTAGTGCGCTTCGAAGCCGTCAAGGTCGAAGTAGCCGCCGTTAAGGCGATCCTCTGTGAGTGCCTCGGCGAGCATTTCCGTTGCGGTCATATCGGCCATTTTTGTCCTCCTCTGCCTGTGGAATGACATTTACTCCACATCATGTTGACTGTCAAGAGCGCCTTTGTGTCTGCCTTGCGGGCGCGATCGGCGAGATTCTTGTCGATGCCTTGCTCGGCGAGCGTAGACGCACTATTGGGTTTTTCAGAAACCCAATTGGGATTCCCTGCTTTCGCCTTGGGTTGGTCCGCCATAATTTCGCCAAGGCGGCGCCGGTTGTCGAGGCGCGTGCCTCGATCATGCTTTTATGTACTCCACATCGTGTTGAACGTCAAGGGGCGAGCGTTAAATTTATCCCCGTTATTCTTAAGTGCTTGTCAAATCCACGGTTTGATGTACTCTCGTCGATATGAAGATGCCGCGTAATGGAATACTGAAACAAGCCGCCGAAGTGATCGATGTCCTTGGCGGCACACAAGAAGTCGCCGATATGTTCGGCGTTGGCTACGGCGCCGCCTGGAATTGGCGCGTGCGTGGTTTGCCGTCCGATACTTACGCAGCGATGTACCGCAAATTACGCCGTCGCGGCTACGGGGCGCCCGCGCGTCTATGGCAGCAACGCGAATCGCGCTAAGTTGTTTCCCTCAATCGGGAGGGGTTCGCCGCGTG